TCATCTTCCGTGATTAGGGCTGTTGCTTGACGTGAGCTTCCTGTACTTGCTCCTGAAATTGCTGTAATAATATCACCTTTGTACACTCTATATGTTGCGCGAGATGGAGCTTCATGTGCTTTGACAATCTTTGCTTTTTCATTTGCTTTTCAGGGGTGATTTGGTTTACTTATTTAGTGTAACATAGGGTTCAGAATATGTCAAGGGGTTCATCGATTATTTATTTTTAGTCTTCTGAAGGCAATCTGGGTGTCTCTGAACCCACCCAGATTCATCGGGGTAAACTACACCAAATATATGACAGCTACATTGGTTTCTTAAATCTGACTTGAAGAATTGGCAAAAATTCCCCTTGCTACTGGCACAAGTTTTTCCACCGCAATCAATATCTAAAATCAGTTCCATTGGTCTACCTTAAATCAGTTTGACTATCAGATTCTAACTTCTGGAGTTTAACCCAGTTTTTTTTTTTTTAGTTTCACGCTCCCCAAAAACTATTTTTGCTAAAAACTCTTTAGCCCCCTGAATTTGGTCTAGCGTAAAGAAATTTATTCCTGCCTCTTCAGACCAGAAAGGATGTCCCACCATATCTGGAGTTCCAACCACGATAATAGTCTTAAAGGGGAAAAAATGACTCAAGGAGGGGATACTAGAGACGATTTTATTCAAACCCTGGGCATAACCAATTTCAAAGGAAGTACCATGCCCGCTTCCACAAGGTAGGTAGGCATAAATGATATTTGCTTTTTCTACCGCAGAGATGTCATCGTTGTAGATTTGCTCAGGATTATACCCGTTTAATTCAGTTTCAGAGTTGTTAATGGGGCGGTCTAGGGCTTCAAGGGTTTTGGATTTATCCATAGGGTCTAAGACTTCTACTGGCCAAACCTTAACATAGTTTTTAAGTTCATTACGCCAACCAGTGGCTTGGGGGTACGTTAACCCGTGGATACGTCCAGCCAGATAGATTTTTACTTGGGTCATTTTAATTTCTCCGTTTTTTCCATTATATAGTTTATGTTTCTGGTTGTCAAGTGGGGATTAAAACCAATTAAAGTGCTATTGACGGGAATTGAACCCGCAAAATAGTCCTAAATCTTCTGGCGAAACGCCCTTCCCTCACCCATAGCTTTTACAGATTTGGTGGATTCGCAAATTCCAGTTGAACCACTAACTAAAGGTTAGTTAATGTGGGTATTCCTTTTCGGTTGGAGGTTTCCGTTTCAAACCTCTGGCTACCAAGCCACAATAGCATTCTTATTATATCTTGGGCTAATAGGTTTTGTCAAGTGGGTAGGGGGGTAGGTCGGTTTTTTCTTGGTTGACCCTTGCTTTCCCCCGCACTGCCCCAGTCGAGATAGGGTGTAATACAAATGTACTAGACATAAAGTTTCACCAGCAATTAGGGGGGTAGGTAGGGGGGGGTTCTTGGTTTTTTCTTGGGCTACCCCCTCACTTCCCCCATTAAACCAAGTTCAAACAGGGTATGAGTATTTATACCTATTTCTAAAGGCATAGCTCTAAGAAAACCTATCAACTGGGGGGGTTATCCCAGTTTTTCTATGTCTGACCCTGTCCCTCCGGTTTGACCCTGCCGTAGATGGTTTCCATTATGGGAATCCCCGCAACGCCCGTGCTGGAATGGTTTGGCGATGTTGATGTCCTTTAAACCAATTTAAACCAATTAACCCAAAATGTACCAAATTATACATTTATTATTTCTTGGCAGGTCAAATGTTTGTTCTAGAGTTTAATTTGACCTCAGAACTCTTGCACCAAACTTGACTGGGGATTTTCTCCCGTTATAAAAAATGTTAACTTTCATTAACATTAATTTCCTGTTTCACAGGGGGGTAAGACGGCTTAACCCCACTCCACAAGCTAACACGAGCTAACTGCCCGTTTTACCCTAGTTAAAGGGGGTTTAACCTTGATTGATTAAGCTTGGTTCTCACTTAACCAGTTTTTGTTGGGTTAACCCCAGTATAACAGAGAGTAGATTAAATGTCAAGGGGTTCGAGAAAAAACTTTTAGACTTCGGGAAAACTTTATTCTAAAAGTCTAAGCACTGAGTTTCAGGTAAGGGGCTAAACATTCGCTAACAGGGGGAGGGAGGCAAACCAGTCAAGAATCGGGCGATAAGTCCAGAACCCCAAAAACTTGTTTAAGGCTAGGGTTCCGACCTTGCCCGATTAAGACTGTCTGCCCATGTAGAATGGGCGAACTTGGTGTATGTGTTTACTATTTGATTCTAGCAAAATTGAAAAAAGATGTCAAGGGGCTAACAGATGAGTTTGGTCAAATAAGTTTAAATTGGCTACGGGGTGAAATTAGGGGGTGTCCCGTGAAAAAAAGAATGAACCCCCCCACCCCCCTAGTTGGCAATAAAAAACCCCTTTGGAAGGGGTTAGTCAAATTAGTTGCAGTAGATGCCCAATGTCGGGGCTATCGTGTATTGGTAGAAATCTAATGATTTGATAAAGTCCATAATCACCCAGTCAGTAGATAAAGAAGACGCATACTTGTAAAGCATCTTACTATGGTTAGGAATGTCAACCATAATGGCTAAATGTCCTGCATGGGTGGATAATCTCTCTACTTTAAGCCCTAAAGCCTCTGCTCTCATAGCTAATTCTTGAACAATTTGAAGTTTGGACGGCGGGGTTATTGGTCTTTCCATAATGAGATGTCAAAAGTTTGATGCCTTTAATATAACATACCCCAACTGGTATGTCAAGGGTTTAGGGGACAACTAGGGGGGTTATCCCATTCTTGAAAAAAGCCTGGAACCCCCCCCACTTGTTACCCCAGCCTTATCAAATGAAGCATGGTAGTAAGTTTGCAACCTGCTTTAGCAAATTTAGCTTGTAGAATCAAAGCATTGGTTCTGATTCGACGAGAGTAAGTCCAGAGCTTTATAGCTTCCAGAGTGAAAAATAGTCCATGCTCTGGGATTAGGAAAATCTTTTGTAAACCCCCATTTGATAAGGATTTTACTTCTTTCACGCAATTTTCAAACGACCAAAACTCGTTGTCAGGTAAATGGCATCCAGGGGGGATTTCACTTAACTCCTGATACAGACTGCCCTTCTCGTATTCCAGCAATTTAGCCAAACCAGATACAGAGATACCTTTTAAACCAGATACTGGCTGAAAGTATAAATCTACTCCATAAAGAGAAAGAGACTGAAAAGGGATTCCTTCAATGGGCTGAATGGAGTTAAAATCAAACACTTGCGTTAGACGGTTATCCATGACAATCACACTAAAACTCTAATTGCTGATAACTGATAACTGATAACTAACTAATCGTCGCACGCAACCCGAAAACCAAAGTCGTCGTAGTGGATGACGGGGTTGTTCTGGAGGCGGTTAGCAGAACGACAGTAATAAGGGAAGATGTGCCAAGAACCGCCCCGCAGACAAATATCCTCACACCACTCCCAAACATTACCACTCATGTCATAAAGCCCCCAACCATTGGGCTTTTTCTGTCCTACAGGATGAGTTTTGTTATTAGAATTTTCGTCATACCAAGCGTACTCCCCTAACTGATTAGCATCATTACCAAAATAATAGTGAGTAGTTGTACCTGCTCGACAGGCATATTCCCATTCAGCTTCTGTGGGAAGACGATAGGTTTTGCCTGTGATTTCACTTAATTTTAGGCAAAAGGCTTGAGCATCGTCCCAACTAACTTGTTCTACTGGATTTTGGGGACTATTTTCAAAGTAAGAGGGATTGGTTCCCATTACTGCTTGATACTGTGCCTGAGTAATGGGATATTTGCCAATGGCAAAACTGTTTACTTTAACTTGGTGTTTAGGCTTTTTAGAATCACTTTCAGAAGAACCCATGAGAAATTGACCTGCTGGTAAGCTTACCATTTCTAATGTTACTCCGTTGGGTAGTTTTTCGGTAAATTGGTTCATTTTTTTTTTTGTTAGTCCCAAATAGTTGATAACTGATAACTGATAACTGATTATAGCGTTCGACTGGTTGTTTATCGTTACCCGTAATCTTGTTTTCCGTGTTTGTTTGCCTGATGCTATCTTATGCGATTCTCCCAGAAATGTCAAGTGTATGAGAGAATCTTTTTTTGAACAAGTGTACTACTGATAACTGATTAATTGTCGCAGACTAGCAACCAATAATTAATGAATTAAGCTTTGCAATCTTGGAGAAAAGCCCATAAATAATCTTTATGTTCGGTAAAATTATTTAGCATTTGATACACTTTTTGAGTATCAAAAACACCTGGATAAACACCGGAATAGGGTTGGTGGAAATATATTTTACAGTAGAGACCATCTTCGCTTATTGCTAAACGATGTCCTAACTTTACTAGCATTTTTTCGAGCTTTACAGCAAATTCTTTTACACTAGAGGTAAGAAGGGGGAAATTAAAGGCGTTGTAAAAGAACATTTGATTGTCGCAGACTACCCGAAAACCGTCGGTGTCGTCGTAGTTGTGGCGGCTGTCGTAGTAACGGTAAGCGGAACGGCAGTCACACCGAAAGTCGCTCCAAGAACCACCCCGCAGTATTTGATAATCATTATCATTTGTTACCCAGGCACTGCCATTCTTTGGTGCATTTTCGTAGCTATCGTGCCAATTGTCTTCGCACCACTCCCAAACATTGCCACTCATGTCATATAGTCCCCAACCATTGGGCTTTTTCTGTCCTACAGGATGAGTTGTATTTTGAGAATTTCCTTCATACCAAGCGTAATTTCCTAACTGATTGGCATCATCACCAAAATAATAGCGAGTAGTTCTATCCGCACGACAAGCATATTCCCATTCAGCTTCTGTGGGTAGGCGATAGGTTTTGCCGGTTATTTGACTCAATTTCTGACAAAAGGCTTGAGCGTCATTCCAACTAATCCTTTCTACCGGATTTTGGGGATTATTATAAAAATAAGAGGGATTGGTTCCCATTACCGCTTGATATTGTGCTTGAGTAATGGGATATTTCCCAATAGCAAAACTGTTGACTTTAACTTGGTGTGGAGGCTTTTCATCCTCGCTTTCAGCAGAACCCATGAGAAACTCACCTGCTGGTAAGCTTACCATCTCTAGTGTGACTTGATTGGGTAGTTTTTCGGTAAATTGGTTCATTTTTTTTTGTTAGTCCCAAATAGTTGATAACTGATAACTAATTATAGCGTCGGATACAGGAATTTGTGTTGTTTCGATTGGTTGTTTAGCGTTACCCGTCATCCTGTTTTCCGTGTTTGTTTGCTTGATTCTATCCTATGATATTCTCCCAGAAATGTCAACTGTCTGGGAGAATCTTTTTTTGAACAAGTGTACTACTGGTAACTAAGCGAAGTGCGGGGACAAGTGGTGAAATTAGGGGTAGCCGTTATAAAAACCCATGTACCTACCTCCCCCCCCTACCAACATGAGTTAGGACAAAAAAAAATTCGCCCACGGAACAGTGTAGACGACCTAGAAAAAATAACTAACAAGGAAACCTTTTCTCTAATATAACAAACCTTAAAAGATTTGTCAAGTCCTAAGTCAAAACCCCTTCAGGCATTTTGCTGGCTTTAATTTCAGTGAGTTCATCTACGGAAAAGCCGTCAAGACCTTGTAAAGCGACGTATAAATCCATATTAGTGGAGTCAAAGGTATCATTCTCTTTGTCGTAAAACACGCCGATATGACCATAAAGACCAGTAGCCCGGTCTAGTTCACGAACAAAGATGGATTTTAGGACAGGGATAGCCTTTGGGACAGTAGAATCTACCTTATATTCAGCAACAACTGGTTTGTCAGGGTGTGTGTCCACGTTGGTAGAAATACTTACTGTACCTAAAAAATGGGATAGGGTAGCTTTCAAGAAATTAATCCTCCGAGTTAAAATTTGGTCGTTCGAGACTACTAATATATTGTAGCAGGTATTGGTTTTAGATGTTCAGGGACTTTAAGGGATTCTATAATCCCCAAAGTTAGAGCAAAATGTTCCTTATCTTTAAAATAAAATTCCGCCATATCTTTAGGACTAGCAAATCGTTCTATACCCATTGAAATTACTTCTGTGGAGGGGGAATTTTTATAAATTTTACCCACATAGGGGTGAACCCAGTTTCCGGGGTAAGCCACTTCGCCAGCAGGATAACCCTTTATTTGCTTAAGTTCATCTGAAGTTCTATTTTTAGCTAAAAATTCCTTAGCTAAGTTGGCAAATTTAGGGTCAGACCCTTCCAGCAGGTGTGCCGCTTCATGAAAAACTGAGGGTTTAACATCATTGGAACGGGTTACAGATATAGAAAGATAATTATTTTTTTGGGGTTCTTGTGCATCGAATCCAGCCCAACTTCTTTTTTTTTCGCTGAGTCCAATACGGGGGACTAAGTTGTTCAGAATCCCCCCTGTAAGTTTATGAAATTCAGCCAAAGCCTTACTAATTACAGGAGTGTGAGTTTTATAGATAGGGTCTTCAGTATTGGCTGGTTTAAGATTTTTAGTGTATTCACCTATTTGAAAATTAGTTTGTCCCACTAGGAGGTCAGAGTTTACAGAATTATTATTATCAAGCAGTTCTTGATACAATAAGTTCATCTGTTTCTCAAGGTAAGTATCAAGAGACTGCTTCAGTTTACGTTTTCTAGCAAAAAGTTTTTGGGCTTTTTCAACGTCTTCAGGGTTTTTAGGGTCTAAAGATTTTAGCTCCGCATTGATTTGGGCATCTTGAGTTTCAAAAACTTTGACAAGTCTATCCAGTTTAAACTGGGAGATTTTAGATTTTGCAGAATTAATAGTATCAGTGTACTCTTTGGAAACCTGTTTAGGAGTAGTTGGTTTTGGCTCTGCGGGTTCTGGTTTAGGGTCTAAGTTTTTTTGAGTTAAGCTACTCATTAATTTTGTTTTAGGCGGCTCAGTCTGGTTAATACTATCTAGAACCCCAAGAATAAAATTAAAGTGATGGTTTGATTCTGTGTAGAGAGTAAATGCGTCTGTAGGGTTACGAAGTCTTTCAAAACCTGTAGATATAACCTCTGTGGCTGATACCCCTTTGTTGTATGTTCTACCCACATAATTATTTATAAAATCACCTTTATACCCTCTGTAGGTCATACCCCTGTGTTCGATGTCTTCCTCTTGCCCCGAATAACTATGTTTTTTCAGGAACTCCATAGATGCTTTTAGGAGTCCAGGTATGTGGGATTCCAGAATGTGAGCCATTTGATGGAAGGTCTGAAGTTTAAATACTTCATCACCGAGTCCAATAGCCCCGATTCTAATATGTGTCAATTTTTCTGGCTTATCTGGATGGTAGCGGACGTAACTAGAACCATTTCTGTCTACGTCAATCATAGGAACCAATTCTCCCAGAAACCCCTTAGTAAGAGAGTGGAAATCTTTAACACTTTCTTTCACTAAATCCACGTTCCTATCTGATTTATCTAGTTCTTGCCCATACAATGTGAATTTAGAATTTTCCAAAAGTTTCTCTAAGTCTAAATCTTTACTAGCTTCTTTGTAGGATTCTAGAAGATTTTGAACATTTTTCTCGAATTTTGCCCTAAATTTCTTTTCAAGATTTTTGTGTTTTTTGAAAACCTCGTCAAATTGACGTATAACTTCTTCTCTGTCGGAGTCGGTTAAAGTAGGGTCGTCATACATACCCATTATTTTAGTGTTAAATTCTCTTAGTATACCACTTAGTTCTTGGAGTTTTCCTAGTGTTTTAGTATCGTTCAACCCATATTTAGAGCTAATTTCTTGTCCTCTTTGAGTGTAGTTATCTAGGGTCAAATTCTTTGCCTCAGCAGATTTATTTGGTATTTCCTCAGCAGATTTATTTGGTATTTCCTCAGCAGATTTATTTGGTATTTTCCTAACAGATTTATTTGGTAGCCGGTAAGATTCAGAATTTCTAGTAGAGTTAACACGGTCAAGCGCACCAAGAATATAATTAAAGTGATGATTAGAATTTACAAAAAGTTTAAATGCGCTATCTGGATTACTTAAACGTTCAAATCCCGTAGATAAAACCTCTGTGGCTGAATTTTGGACGTAAAATCTACCCACATATTCATCTATAAAGTCCCCCTTATATCCTGAGATAGGTACACCCAGGTAATCAAAATTCTCTAGAGTTCCAGTGTAACTATGTTTTTTCAGGAACTCTAGAGACGCTTCTTTGAGACCAGGAACATGAAGCTCAACTAGGTGCGCCAATTCATGGAAGGTCGCCTGCCTCAGAGGAACTTCCCCCTGTCCAGATGTCCCAATGCTGACTATTGAACTTTGTGCGGGTTTATTAGGGTAAACGGCATAGCTATTACCTTCATTGTTAACATCCAACAAATTGGGAAAGCCTATAATATTGCCGTTAGTGAGATAGTGAAAATCTTTATAGGCTTCCCTCACCATATCAACGTCCTCATTTAAATCTCTTGGAAAACCATTTCTTACAAATCTAGTCTTTAAAATTACTTTATCCATGTCTAAATCTGAAGCATTTTCTCTATAGTCGTCTAAAAGTTGTTCAACTTTTTTCTCAAAGTCTTCATAGGCCTTCTTTTGTGTCTCCAATATATCGTCATTAATTTTTTTTAGTTCCTCCATGTCAGAAGGCGTTAATGACGGTTTTTCTTGGAAACTGAGTAATTTGTCTATTAACTTCGCCAGTCTGCCTAAGAACTTATTATCACTCAACCCATATTTAGAGCTAATTTCTTGTCCTCTTTGAGTATAGTCATCTAGGGTAAAATTCTTTTTCTCAATAGGTTTAGCATTAACTGGCACAGTTGACACAGAATCAGGTTTAGACGGTGTGGATTTAGACTTATCTGATTTATTTTTTGCGTAATTAATTAATTGTTGTTTTAAAGCATCACGAACCCTTTGTCTAAATTTGGCGAAGGGGGAGGATGGTTTAGTTTTTTTAGCCTCGGAAGAAGTGGGTTTAGTGGCTTTTTTCTTATCTTTTTGGGGCTTAACCACATCAGGTTTAGTAGCCCATTTACCAGTCAAGGGGTCTCGTTTGTGCTTAGACGGGTCAAAGGAAAAAGCTTCCCCTTTAACATTAGTACCTTTAACAACCCCCATACCATCTTTAATATTACCGCCACGGGATTTCCCGGGGTCTTGGGGGGAATTAGGGGAGTATAATTTTCTACCTTTGCGTCTGGCCATTATAAATTGGGGGAATGATGCTTCTGTACAGGACATTGGGCGTATAGATTTTTCTCAATACCCACCCTGTTTAAGATTGATAAAATCCTATACGCCCAAAGATTTAGGTAGGGATTGCGGGAAAACCAGTATGGAACCAATAAAAGTTAACATATTAATAAGACAAGGAGCCAGCTATAGGGGTAAATCTTTACTATTAGCGGGTAACTATAGTGACTGGGAGTTCGCTTGGCAAATTAAGAGAAAACATAAGGGAACTCTATTGGCAGAAGGAGACTTTGAAATAGTTAATGATGATTTCGTAATAGGGGATATTACCTATGAGAACCACACATTAATAACTCCAATTATGGTTTATCAGACCACAACCTTATTACCGGCGGCAATGGGGAATATAGTTGGGAGGGATGCTTGGGTATATGACTGTGAAATGAAGTCCCCCGATGGGCTAATTGTACACAGATTTTTTGAAGGATTGGCTAATGTAAGCCCGGAAGTGACTACGGAGGTAATTCCCGATGGCAATTGAACTGAATGGAGAAATATTATTTTCTAATGAGACTAACGGGGTGTATGTAGTTACCACCCCTGAGACTTTAGTTCAAACAATAACATCCACAAATAATGTCTTCTATGTGACAACAGTTTTTGTCGGGTTAAACCCAGTATAACAGAGAGTAGATTAGATGTCACGTTGACATGGTGAAGTTTGGTTCTAGTCCTGAGTCTTCTGTTTCTAGGACGGAGAAATTTACCACTTGACCACCGCAGAATTTAGCGAACCCTTCTTTGACTGAGGAAGTGAGATTAGAGAAGTCAGCAGAAACACGGACGTAAGTGGCTTTTACTTTTTGCTCCATCTTGTTTAGGACTTGTCTCTGGATATTATAAAGATTCTGCCAAGCGGCTTTAAAAATATCCTTATCAGATTTGGGGGGTTTTCTAAGCTTTAAAGAGTAAGGAGCGTAGTTTAATGGGTCGTCAGAATAAACGAATTGGGAAACCCACTCGTAAAAAAGAACCTCACATTTGCCTTTGTTCCAAGCATTTATTTGCCTTCTACTGTAGGATTTTCCTACTTGCCATGGGAACATCTTTTCTAAAAGCATAGTAATGGAAAGGGGATTGTTATCAAGGTCTCTCCCCAATTGATTGCCCCAACAACCCTCGTGTTCAATTGGTATGCCCATACTAGAGTAGGTTTTAACGGCTCCTACGTTATCATAGAAATTAACCCAAGCTCTAAAGATACCCTTCTTATCAAGTTCAGCCTTAAACGTATGGAGAGCCTCGGCAAGTTCACCACAGGGGCGGTTAAATTTATTTTCGCTGAACTCTAGAATGGAGAACATATAGTCAAGATAGGTGTTGGTGTGTTCACGCCAGTGAGCCATAGTCTGGTCAATATAGGCCTTTCTCCCATCTACATCTTCAGGGGGGATGCAAGAGTAAGCAAAAAAATCCTCATTACGGATTAAATCATCCGCACTACGAACCTCTTTAGGTCTAAGTCTAGGCTCTCCTTTCTCAACACTTCTAACTAAATCATGAAAAATTTCGTGGGTAAAATCCATTGCAATTTGTAATTGTAATAGGACAGCACTACCCGCCGCAACAGTCTGAGAGCCAGTTAGTTTTACGGCTTCTGTTTTCTTTTTGAAGGGAGTGTTAACCATAGTGGTTAATACGGAACCCATAGCGGCGTTGTAAGCGGCTTGTAGACCCTTATTGGAAGTAGCCTTAGTTTTCGGGGGGTTATAAACGGGTAAAAGTTTTTTTAGGAGTTTATAGATGTCCACGAAATGACGGCTGGTATAGCCAGTGGGTGTGACAACTTTCTCTACAAAAAGTTTAAATTCTTCGTGAACGGCGATAAAAGTGTCGGTATCCACAATTTCCGCCTCTAAAGCTTCGATAGAGACGTTATTAAAGTCTCTGAAGTCCATTTCGACTTCTACTGTGGAAGTTTTTAATATTTTGTTGGCTGTTCCTAACATAGGTGTCTTTGGGGTAGCAATAACTAAAGTATAACAGAGGGTATGGCAGGTGTCAAGGGGGTTGAGAAAAATTTTTTAGGTTTTAGCCACCCCCGTAGGTCTAAAACTAATCCACCATCAGTTTTAAAAACCCCTTAGCAAGGTTAGTTAGGACTTTGTGAAACCCTAGATATACGTCCTCATCGTCTAAGTCTTGGACATCTGAGATAATTTGGTTATATAGGGGGTCATAGCTTTTACTGCCTTCGTAGTAGCTCACGATTACGGATAAGTCCCTACGAAGTTCGTAACCTCCAGTAGTGGTTAACCCCTTAAGCATATTTTCTATGATGTTAGCGGGGCTATTGTGTTGGGAAGCTAACTCCAAGCCTTTTAGTATTGCATTATTTAATCCTGTAGCGGACACGGATTCTACTATGGCGTAGGGATGACCTTTAGGTTTCCCCCTTTTCTCAAAATCAGACTTTAAATAGCGACATAAATCAATACCTTTATTTCCCATAAAGGCTCTTTGAGCTTCGAGAAAGAACACTGCGAGTTGGTCATCAAAGTTAGCACTAGACTCGTAGTATTCACCAATCCCACTCTTGGAGTCAATTCCCGAAAAAACCATACAGAATCTCCAGAAGTGAACCATATCCTTTGTAGCATTTTGAACTGTACGGATTCTCAGTTCTTTATGGAGGGCTACAATGGTTTCTTCCAGACGGTTAGGATTGGTTTGAGCCATAGTAGCCCCAGTCATCCTCAGCATCTGATTATAAGTTTCATCTGATAGCGAAGGAAATTTTTTGGGGTCACGGGGCAATACGGACTCAGTGTAACCTGCCACTTTGAGGAACTCTTCGGAGGACAAGTGGAGTAGCCAAAACCCCAAAACATCGGTAGTGGTATTAAGTTTTTTAGCCAGATAATTCCAATGATGCCAAGTTCGGAAATCAGGGCTACCAGAGGATAACCCAGTACCCACCATTTTCTTTAATTCTGTCTCCTGGTAAATAGAGAGCATATTTACCCTGTCCTTAATACCGTCATCAGCATTATACAAGTCACGAGCATTCCACTCGTTAGAACAAGCAATTATGACAGTTCGAGACTTAACGTTTATTGCGTCAACTCCTTTATTTTCGGTGCGTAGTACACCGTTACTAACCAATTGCTTAGTCAGCCCGGAGTGTAACATTTTTTGTTGGGTGGATTTGGTGAGGTCATCCAGATAAGCCAGATGGGAGACAGCAATTTCCCCCCAACCAAATCTGCCAAAGTTATCAGCCATGGTTTGGATGTCATAGCCGCAATTTTTCAGAGCGTCCATTACAAAGGTCATTAGAGCCGATTTACCCAAGCCTGGTTCACCCAAGACAATGCCCATAGAGCGAAACTTATGGTTAATGTCGATTCCCTCAACAGTTGTGGAATCACCACTTCCAACCACAATTCTCCCGACTAATAAGAGGAACATTTGACGTTCTGCTTCGGGAAAGATGGACAACAAATCTTGGGCTGTAACCTCCTGAATGCGGGGGTCAAACCAAGATTTCTGGGGAACTATATATTTCCCACCAGTACCACCCCTTAAACTGATGCCAGAATTGTATCGTTTGGTTTGCTCACCAGCCAACATTAAAAGAGCAGTATTAAAAACTGGTCTACGATTGTCCCCATTGTGAAACACTAAAGGTTTCCAGTATTCCCAAACTTGCTTGCTACAATGAATCTTAATCGTGTTTACTGCGTCCTCCAGGGTGTCCTGGTGTTCCATTGGCACAATTTTCTTTTTCCAATGGAAATCCGAAGGTGGTTTGTAGCCATCCCCAGTGGAAGCTACCGTGTAGGGACAGTCAATATAAATTTTGTGTCCAGCTAAATCACCCTTTGGATGGGGGATAAGCTCTAGCCCATGTTGAGCCAGAACTCGCATTCCCTCCCGATAACGGGTGAAATCCCCCATAAACTGACCCTCATCATCAGAATCTCTAGGGGTTTTTTGTTCTTGCTGGTTCTCAAATCGGTTTTCATGGGGGTCACAACCCTCATGGTTGAATTTGTCCACGCTATTTTTTTCTCTTGGAGTTAACTTTCTCGTCATCACTGGCCGCAAATAATTTGTCCTTGTTGAACCCAGTTTGACAGACCTCCCCCAGAATTGTCAAGGGCTGATTTAAAGTGGTTTTACTTTAGTTTTCAAATGTTTTTCAAATGTTTTTCGTATGCAGTAAGGATACGCTCATCATAAGGTGGGCGATGTTGGTTGTAAGCCGGGCCATTATAAGAACGAGCAAACCCTTTAAAATCTTTTCGTCTCAGGGAAACCACCAAAGCATTACGAACTAAAAACTGCCCTAAAGCTTTTAACTGGTCTTTAGGGCTGTGCATGGCTTGGAAAAATTCTTCAACTGTAGGGTAGCCAACCACTTCATAGTTGAATCCCATAATCTGGAAAGCCCCAAAGGATGCTGATTGTAATGCCGCTTCCCGGTCTAAAAGCATAGCCGCCTCTAAGCGTAGGTATTCCCCCTCAGAACTACGGGAGTTCAATAAGGGAGAGTATTTGCGAGTAGAGAGTTTAGGATGGGAAGAATCAAATTTACGGTTAGTCATACTAGAGAAAACGTGGGATTCAAATCTAACGACGGGTCTGCCATCATCCTGAAGTCCCCGACCAGAAGATTCAACTTCGGCAACTGCTTTCAATAAGGCGACCTCTAGATTAAGACTTTTAGCCAAGGCTTGGAAATCTGCCTCCGCCACTGGACTCAAATCATATTTAAGGGTATCCGCCGGTTTAGCAGTATCTGCCAACAGTTTTGTGATGAAACTCTTACCGATAACTTGTTTTTCAAAATTATTAAGTTTATATTTCTCAGAGGCTTGTTTAAGGGCTAGTTCTGTCCCTTCCCCCCAAATACCGTCAATTTCTAATTTATAAAAGCCTATTCTGGCTAGTTCTATCTGTAAGTCTTTTAAAGTCTCTGAATCAGCTTTTAGCTGGTCAAAGGTAACGGTTTTAGCAGGATTCAAGGTCATAAAAAATCAAGTCCAGATTAAACAAGGGTCTAAATCTGGACTTGGGCGTTAAGTGGTTAGAGTTCTAGCCTAAAGTTTGGAAAACTACATAAAGTTGACGTAACAATTCAGAATATACATCAACCTCCTCAGAATCTAGCTTATGATTACGGAGTACGGTGGTTAATGAGTCAATAGTGTTTTGAACATTATCACAAAGCAGACCTGTATTTAGGTCAAACTCGGTAGGAAACTTACACTCGAAGTCAGATTCTTCGTCATCCTTAAAATCACATCCCAAATCATCGCACTCACAGTCACCGCAATCGGTGGGAAGGAGTTCATTCATTTCTGATACCATAATGTTCCCCAAGGGTAAAGTGTTTGTTTTAACGGGTCAACTTTGTGTTGGGCGGTTACTCCCTGTATGACAGAGAGTAGATTAGATGTCAAGGGGTTACTTTAGCCAAAGCCAAGTAAGGGGCTAATGCTTTCAAAGGTAGAGTGACTCTTAAAGCTACCAAAGCATGAAATCGTAAGTCCTCTTTTTTGATACCCTCAGCAAGTTCTATGGCTTCGGGTATTAGTTCTGGGGGTAAATTAGGGGCTAACGCCACTAACCCTTGGGAACGTTCGGCTTCCGTGTCGAAACTCTTTACAATTTCTAAAGCTTTCCGCATCAAATTCTCAGACATTTTAGACTCCAGTATTTCCATTAAAGAGATGGTGAAGGGGGCTTTGTACCCCCCCTTCGGATTAGGTAAAAATGCCTACCAATCTAGGTCGATGTCTCCACGGCTGGGGAAATTCTCAGAGGGTACGACTAGAGACGCATTAACCTTAGTATTTCCATTTGCCATTTTTGTTTTGTTTACTACTCGGAGTAAGCAGGTTTTAGTAGGGGTGATTACCGGGCCAGCCTCAAGAGTACGGACAATGGCTTTGTTGGACATAATCTTCATACCATCTTCAGTGGTGAGGATGAAAAATCCACCATTGTCACTTTCTTTAAATTCATACCCTACGATAGTGTATTCTGTACCGTCTTCCAAATCACGGAGGGGTGTAGCAGAACTACCACCAGTCGGGGGTTCAGCCAAATAAGTAAAGAAAGTACCTTTTGTGAATGCCCGACGCATTTTTATGGAATCGTTTTTACGTTTTTCCATGTCCGCTTCAGCAAAACGTGCGGCCAAGTCGAAGGTCAAACCATCGGGGAACTCATCGCTTTCGGGAAGGACAATGGTGATGCCACTGTCGGAAGGCATGGATGCGATGCCTTCGATATTGGCGAAAGCCATGTAGGGTACGAACAAGGTTTGACTGAAACGAACTCCTAGGTTGTAACCAGTTTCACCGTTTTCAGCAGGTTCGTCTTCAAACAAGCTGGGGTTTGCTTTTGCGTATGCCGAACTCTGTAATAATGTGTTAGAAACTTTATAAAGGGTGGGGCTATAGAGTGCTTTGAACACCCCATTTTCCGCTTTTACTGTCAGAATGGAGCCATCTGGGTCGAACTTTTCACCAACTTGGTTTAAAATGTAACTGAGTTGGGTGGTTAAGGTACGTCCAATCTTAGAGTTTGGAACATTGGTATAAACCTTGTCCCAAAACTTACCAGAGTATAAGGAAATTACTTCATTAAAGGAAACTACGGAGGGTACTTGTGCAGTTGAGGTTGTCATAAATTTGTTGGGTTTTGTTTAGATTTGGTTTTTGTCGGGTTAACCCCAGTATAACAGAAGGTATATTAGGTGTCAAGGGGTTTGAGAAAATTCTTTTTGGGCTTTTCTCTGCCGCTTTACCCTAGTTAAAGGGGGTTTTAACCCTGATTGATTAAGCTTGGTTATCACTTAACCAGTTTTTGCTGGGTTAATAACCCCAGTATAACAGAGAGTAGATTAGATGTCAAGGGGTTTAGGTTATTTCTTTTTTCCTGTTTTTTCTGTTCAATCCAATCCTGGAGTACCGTCCTCCAATCTAGATGGACTACTTCATCAGAGCCATCGAAGATTACCTTGAGTATGGTGTACTCACCACTTTCCAGACCTTGTTGCTCAACCTCTGTCAAAACTGGGGTTTGATATGTTTCGCACGGTGTAATTATAATGTACATGGTTGAATCCTGAAGGTTAACCCCAGTATAACAGTTTGAGCGAAGTTTGTCAAGTCAACTCAGGACTTAGGAAGTCATAGTACCCATGTACTGTTACTCTTTGACCAGATTCAACAAACCAGTCGTGGGCTTTCTTCAGGTGCTTAAAACTAGAATTGGGTTCACCAGAGTTAACCACTTGACGTACCTGTAGTGCGTAGTTAGCTCTTTGTAAAATATCAAATTCAGGGGGAGGGTTGAGTAGATTAATCACTTCGATAGGACTACCTTTGATGAGATTATCACTCTTATCGCCTTTTTCAACTTTTATATCCCAAATTTGGGGGGGAGAGTCAATTTTACGTTTTTCCCGTTTTAAGGTGTGAGCAAATACACCCGCCTCATCACGGAACCGAGGAGTCCATTGCGCCATACTGACCCAGAGAGAGGTGGGTTCCACAAAGGGTTCCAATAGGGCTTGGTCTAAGGTCATACTGTTGAGGACACCATTGTTAACCAAACCCATCCAGTCAGAGTCTATCGTGTGGAGAAAAACCAGTCTATTACTTTTGCTTCTTACAATGGCAGAGGCTATATCATCTGCCTCAAATTGGGGGAATCTTAAATAGTGAATAGGGCTGTTAGGGGCAGTTACATAATCTAACCCAGCTTGGTTAACCTCATACCATTCATCGGTTTTAGAGGGTCTACCACCTTTATACTCCGGGAATCCTCTCTCTCTAAGGTAGGCTTCTCTCCAGTAAGGGCTACTATCATCTACTACCACCACTGTATGGGGGAAATAAGGAAGACCAGTAAACCCCCGATTCAATGTAATAGCCCATGTAGCCTTTAACCAAGTTGAGGCAGTAGCGGCAGGAAGATTGGCTTTAATAAACTGGTACTGATGGTAAATCTGGTACACTGCTACCCTAAAGTCGTTAACAATAATAGGAGCGTTGGTAAATTCAGACATAGTTTTTAGTCCTTATAGGTCTCACATATAATATGCCTGCAATCCCGACTTTAGGTACAAATAAAAAATCAACCACTGGGTGTTATCAGTAAATTCTCGTTAACTTCATGAAACTTAATCTTCATAATCTCGCAGTCTAACCAGACAAATACGCCCAATTTGAGAGTGTAGTCACACAAATAAAAAAGTTGATGACCCTTATTGACGAAAAGATTATCCCCCAGTTCTTAGATGACACTGAGCCTTTGGGTGAAGTAACTGTAAATGGTAAGACCTATCAGGTAACTAGCCCAGAGAATCTTTTAGAAGAACAGTATATTGCCTATTTTGCTGGACGGAGCGAGGCTATGGATGCCTACATTAATATTTTTGGACAAGAGGATGAAAATGGTACTGTGGTGCTAGTACAGACCAAAGATGCCAAAGATGCTGTACGGAAAGCTAAATTAGAAGCCCAGATGTTAGCCCCCGCTCGAAAAATGATTGAGGCACTGCTTGGCCAACCAGTAGGAACCTTTAAAAGATTACGCTCTAAAACCATCATGGGTATTTATAACCATTTACAAACACTACTGGATGAAATCGGGCAAACACCAGAACAGGATGGTGTTACCCCCGTTCAACAGGAGGAATTAGATGTCCCTTTGGATTCCAAAATCGAGCAAGAGTAAATCTCTATGTGGAAACTCTAATCGATGTTTTACCCGTATTTTACAAAATGGGAATTAGCCGTAAACAATTACTATCTATGCCACATTGGGAAGTCATGAATGCTTTAGCTGGTCATTATAAACATCGGGCTAGGGACATTCTTGACATGACCGATGCTGTTGCGTTAGGTTCTGGATTTGGTGAACCAGAGGAAAAAGAAAATCTCCGCAATATGATTGCTGGTAGAGCAGGTTTCCCCCGGATTAAAACCAAAGTCCCCAAGAAATTTACGGGTAAATCTTGGACTTCTGATTTAATGGGGGCTATTTAATGTCCAGGTCTAAAAAAGATATTGTGGTAAATACGGAGGGAAGTCTACCAGATTTAGTAAAGGAGGCTATTTGTTTCTATAAGGGTTGCTACCCTGAATACTCATTCTCGGAAATCTGTCGAAGGGTAAATCGGAAGATAACTCCTTTGGATATTAATGAGAATCTAGTAGTCCGAGTTATTGAGGCTGAACCTAATTTGGTTGCTAAATACCGGAAGGGCGGGGCTGAAGCCGTCAAAATGGGCATGGAATTAAAGGAGTTAAAGTATGCTACTTTATATTCCCGGGTTCAGTTCTTGGCCGAGGTAATGGATATGGGTAAGTCTGGCTACAGTGACCAAAAAGTTACTGGTCGGGGTGATGTTATCGAATTAGTTTCTAAAAATCTTTCTGCCTCTTTGGAAGCACATAAACAACTTACTGCCATCATGTTTATGGTAGAGGGTGCTACTGAAGTAGTCAGTGAAGAAGACTATGTTGATGTCGCTGTTTACCCTCAATTCCTAGAACCCGCCCCAAATCAGATTGAGGCTAGTGCTGAATTAGCCCCCGATTCCGTTGAAAACGTTTAGTCACTAACAACCATAAAAACAACATGGTCAATATTGCCCACGGATTGAAACCCAAGAACCGCTATCAAGAACAGTTTCTACGGTCTTTACGGACAAATACCATTTCTATTGGTGTTGGTGAGGCTGGTACAGGTAAGACTCTGATTGCGATGTATTCCGCCCTTTTAGCTCTTAATAATCCAGATGACCCCATTAATAGTGTTTTATATGTAAGACCGTTTGTAAGAGACAGGGATGAGGTTGATATTGGGGCTATGCCAGGTGATTATGGGGAAAAAGTAGATTCATTGGGAACTCCCCTATGGACTAATCTTTCTGAAATTGCCCACCCTAAAGATTTCCAGAAGCTCCGTTCTACTATAGAAATTAGCCACATCGGTAATATTAAAGGAGCTAGTTTGTCTAATACCTTTATTATTTTTGATGAGGCTGAGGACGCTACTGAACGTCTGTTTAAAGCCGTGGTAACTAGAATTGCACACGGTTCAAAGCTCTGTATTATCGGAGACCCCACCCAATGTAGTTTGAAAACTGAAGCCTATTTACCAATTGCCGCAAACCGGTTGAATGATGTGGAAGGTGTTGGGGTAACTTTCTTTCCGAAGGGTACGTCGGTTCGCCATCCAATTCTGGCCAAAATTTTAGAAGCACTAGGTTAATCTAAAGTTAATCCTGAATTAAATATTAAACCACCTTGACGGGTGGTTTTTTTGTTGCTATAATAAACGGGATACCTATTTCTGGACTAAACTATGTCTAATTTATCTTATAACGGACAAATCATCGAACAGCGTCAGACCGATAACTATGTCAATCTGACGCAAATGGCTAAAGCTAATAATGTTCAGTTAAAACATTTCAATGAAAGTGAGTTTGCCAAAAAGTATCTGAAAGCCTTACAGGAGTCCATTAGTCGGGATTCCCGACTTATGGAAGTGAAAGGTTTCGGTGCTGATAAAACCACTTGGGGTCACCCTTTAGTAGCAATCGCTTTTGGTCAGTGGATTAGCCCAGAGTTCCATGTCTGGTGTAATTTTAACATCCAGACCCTAATAACTAAAGGGTCTGTAAGTTTAGCCCCCGTAGAACAGCCTCAGTTACCCCCGAATAAAGTAGCCCTAGAGATTAGTCGGGACGTGCGAGAAATTACGGATAACCTAACGGACAACCCAAGATTAGCCCAATTCTTAATTGACCATGCGATTTCTGGCATTATGCCAAGTCAGGCTACTTTAACTGGGGATTCCTTGCAAGGAGTTGTTGAGATTGCACTAGAAATGGGATTTCAAGTTGACCACAGCAGTCGGTCACAGCTTGGGAAGTTTGTGAAAAAACTTTGTGGTCAACTTAACCAACCTGAGAAACGGTTAGTTAACGGCACAACACGAGAAGTTGCTTGTTATCCATCAAACCACCCTGAAGTGAGACAGGCTATAACAAACTTCTTCACTAAATAATTAAACAAAGAACCACCTTAACCGGTGGTTTTTTTGTGCCTAAACGATACCGCCCAAAATATTCTTGAATCCCCCTGCCCACTGAGAAAATATGTACTCCCCCGTTGAAGCTTTTACCACTTGTGTTGGTTATTCGGATTTTTTGTCTTGGTCTTTACTTTTCAATCGTCCGCAGTTCGATAATCTGGTAGTCCTCACTACACCCCAAGACCTGAAAACCCAAGAGGTATGTTCCTTTCACCATGTTCAGTGTTATGCTACTGAAGCTTTTTTTGCTGAGGGTCAAACTTTCGGTAAATCCCAGGCAATCGATGAATTTTTGAAGTCTAATATTTTATCTAAAAGCGGTTGGCTAGTCCACTTTGACTCTGATATTGTTCTACCCCCTCGCTCAATGAATCATATCCGAAAAGAGCTTATAGAAACCGATTGTATTTACGGTATTGACCGAGTTAGTGCAGTAGGTTTTGATAAATGGACAGATTATGTTAGCGACCCTAACGTATTTTATGAACAGGAAGTCTGGCTCAGATTAGACCGTTTCCCGATTATGCCCCGTGTCTTTAAGGATGGGTATTATGTCCCCATTGGATTCTTTCAAGCTTGGTATGCTCCCAATAGTGAAAATTCCTACCCTACAGTCCATCAAAATGCCGCTAGAGCCGATATGCTATTTGCTATGCGATGGGGAGGACAGAAGCGCAAATTAATCGCTAATGCTGTAGGAATCCATTTAGAGTCAGAACATGGAAATCTAGGGGTTAACTGGAACGGACGGAAAACCCCCCCCTTTAAGTCTAGAGTAATTCCAGAACAAGGAGGAGAGTCTGTCTTAGAACTGTGGGAACAAGGGGGAGAGTCGGTCTTAGGAGTGTGGGAACAATTAGAAAAGGCTTTAGAAGAATTTAAGGATATATGGTTCAGTAACTATTAACAGGCAAGAAAAAACCCCCTATACTCTAGGGGGTTAAATAAACCAAACAAGGAACAAATCTGGGTTGTGGGAGTCGAACCCACCTATGCCGTCTTATGAGGACGGTGCTTATCCGATAAGCTAAACCCAGAAGGTCTTTTGCTCCAGACCTCTTTATTATAACTTAGCCGTTATGGGTTTGTCAAGTCTAAACCCAAAAGAATTTCCTCAATCATCGGGATGTCTTCCCGTCGGTAGAAATACTCAGTGCTGATTCGTTTTTTCTTGCCGTTTTTTAACCCGTAGACATGGCGTTTGGGGGGTTTTTCACCCATTAAGGTTTCCCATGCTTGAGCAACTTGAAGGCGGATTTTGCGGAACTCTGTGTTAGTGAAGTCTAAAGCCTTTGCTTCTAGGTAATCTTTTAGGGAGAAATCTTCCGGCAGATAAAAGGGCAAACCTTTTAGTCCATTTTTCCACCCATCGATTTTAGGATAGACCGTGACTACTTTTTTGAAGTCACGGATTTCTTCTCGCATTTCCCGTACTTCACCAACTAAACCCGTCATGACCATTTCAATGTTAGCCAGACGGTCTGAGTCAGAGACATAACCAGTGACAGATTTAATCCATGTGTCGATTCCGATTGAAGCAAAAGCTAAAAGACTTTTTCGAGCCACTGGATTAGCGGCTTTTGATTCAAAACCGTAATAGGAAATGATAGCGGCGGCGGCTTTACTGTTGACAATGTTCGCAAGATTAACACTGTCGCAATCCCCTTTCAGCGTCTGGGAGAAAACCTTACCTTGGAAGGGTTTCAAGCATTCTGGGACTGTTTTTGATTCGGGGGTTTCTTGAGAAAGATTTGCGATAACCCGACCCTCTGAGAACATACTCCCACGTTGAACTCCACATAATCGGGCTAACGCAGACTGACTCATGCCACAGGTTTTCCCGTCTGCACTGACAAAAAATTGCAATTCCATATCTAATTCGGGGACTTTAACAGTTGTGGGTTTTACGATTTCCATATTTACCTCTTTAGTGTTTTCTGATTACTTTAACAGTATAACTTAGTTTTTATGGGTTTGTCAACCCCCTAACAAAAAAAAATCCCCAGCTAGGCTAGGGTTATTAAAGTTGAGTCAGTATAGTTAATCCCGGAGCCAAATTATTAGCACTGATAAAAGCAACAAAACTTGCACCAAAGCAAGCGTCGTGACTACGAAAACTAGGACTACGGGAACTAGGACTACTTGGCTAGAGTCAGATGTGTGCAAAGTACATTCAGTTAAAACTACTGGGAAGTGCGGGGGGCATTCGTAGGTAAGTATGTTTTTCATATTTCTCTTTGGTGTTTTCTGATTACTTTAACAGTATAACTTAGCCTTTATGGGTTTGTCAACCCCCAACAAAAAAAAATCCCTAGCTAGGCTAGGGTTATTAAAGTTGAGTCAGTTTAATTAGCGATAATCACCATCGCCTTTAATAGTACCTGCCAATTTTCGGGCAGATAGCTTTGCCATGTTCAAGTTCATTACACTGAGAAGGTTGTTAAACCCGACCCGGAGGGCTAACTCATCAAGAATGACGAACAGGGACATTACCCGCAGTATAGACGGCAGGATAGCTAGGGATTGGTATGCTTCATCCCCCCGTAGTTGTTTTTTGTGAGTACCAGCGAAGGAGCCAGCATCAATTACTGCTTTTTCAAACACTTTACTCATTCTTAGGGTAGAAGCATAGCGTAACGAATCTGGTCTGCTCAAAGAGTATTGTGAAAATAAGGTGGACAGTGGGGGGAGTCCCAGATGCTTAACTATTCGACACAAGTAGTAAACTACGTCCCCCAGTTCTAGGGCGATTGCCTTAAGGTTAGTGTCATCTTGAGCTATTTGGTCATTATAGCACTCGATGGTTTCAGCTAACTCATTAACCAAACCCAGAATGGAATAAGTCAGGGCTACTTCATCGGGGTAAACTGCTGTAGAGTCCGTAAACTCCATATATGAGTCTAGGTAAGCCAAATTTTCTGGTGTTAATTCAAATCGCATAGGTTTTTAGGTCTTTAAGGTCTGTATGTTCCCAACATAACATACCGCTTATTGGTTTGTCAACATATTTTATCCATAAGAAAAAGCTATCAATGAAGTATAAGTAAATCTTATCGCTAGGGTAAGCCCCCATCGCCCAATCTAAGACAGAAGCGATTGAGCGTAGAGATAATGGCAAAACCTGGAAAATTAAAATTATATTTACACCCGGGACAACAAGAAGTATTCGGAGACCCTGCCAGATTCAAGGTTTTGGTTTCATCGAGGAGATTTGGGAAAAATTTAGAAGAAAACACCCCTATTTTGACCAAAAATGGTTATAAACCGATTAAGAAAATTTTCACTGGGGACACTGTATATAATGAACAGGGTTTACCTGTAAAAGTTTTAGCGGCTACCGAGGTATTTGAAGATGATTGCTACGATATTGTCTTTGAAAATGGACAGGTTATCAGAGCAGGGAAAAACCATGAGTGGGTTTTGGAGCTAAACCGTAAGTTAGAGTCTAACACATGGACTACTGAGGAAATATTCTATTACCATCAAAACATTCAAAAGGGAAGTAAAAAACTTAATTTATCTGTTCCTCGTAAAATTTTGCATCCGTGGGAAAGCTTTTTTATAGCCGATGTAATCCCTGTTGGAAGACATCGAACTAAGTGTATTCAAGTAGAAGGAGGGATTTTCCTATGTAGTAAAAGTAACATCCCTACCCATAATTCCAGGCTACTATTAACTACTTTAATCGAAAGGGCTATTAATTACAACGGCAACTATGATAAAGCTTCACCCCCCGTCGTTTTGCTCGTTATGCCTAGCTTAAAACAGGCTAAACAAATCCACTGGGAACCACTTGTAAATATTCTAGATGGACACCCAGCAGTTAAAAGAATTTTTAAGTCTGAATGCAGAATCGTTTTTAAAGGAAATAAACCAGACATCATCCTCAGAGGAGCCAATGAAGATAATGGCGACAATATGCGGGGGTTGAAGATATATTTTGCTGGATTAGATGAGATGCAAGATATAAAACCTATTGTATGGACGGAAGTGATTCGCCCTGCTTTAGTTGATACTAAAAATAGTACATCTCTAATAATTGGCTGTGTTAATCCCAATACAAAGGTACTAACTCTCACTGGAATCAAGGAAATTAAAGATTTCGACTCTGATACAAAAGAGAAAGAGTATTTACCCATTTCTGAGGACATCTATGGAATAGGTAGAGAGTTCCACAAAGCAGATGGCTTCTTTAACAATGGTATCGTGGAAACGAGAAAAATTTCAACCAGCTACGGGTTTACTTTAGAATCCTCCCTGAACCACCCTATCCTGACCAAAGATGGATGGAAGAAAACGGGTGAACTGGAAGTTGGGGATAAGGTAGCCATAGACTATGGGATGGAAGTCTGGGGGAACATTGACCCCTTAGCTGATTTTGAAGGGACTGGGACTGAGATAAACGGCTTAAGTATTTCAGGTGGGATGACTGAGCAGTTAGCCCATTTCTTAGGGTGGGGCATAGCACAAGGGAATTTTGCCAGTGCTTTTCATAATAGCGATGATTTAGGCAAATTCCTGAACCTATTAAAGCACTTAGGTATGCGAAAGTTTTTCCCCTCTTGGTTGTGGAACGGAAAAAGAGAGTGGGCTGTGTCTTTTATAAAGGGATACATAGTAGGGGCGGGTTTGAGGAATGACCAAAAAAGAATAGTCCTCAGAAGCCCGTCAAAAGAGCTTTTAAGAGAGATGCAATTACTACTGACTAATTTAGGGGTAGTGGCGTGTCTCGGAGGGGATGGGCTGGTTTTAAACGGGTTTAACCCCAGTGAACCCTTAAAAAATCAAGACTATTACTGGGATACAGTAAAAACCCTTGAACAATCAGAATGTCAGACTTTTGATTTCACCATTCCAGAAACCCATTCTTTCTGGTCTAACGGGTTTATCAGTCATAATACGCCCAAAGGGGCAGGTACATTTTTCCATAGTCTCTACCTACAAGGTGGTGAAGTTCCTAATTGGGCTAGTTTTTTAAAAACAGTTTATGATAATCCCTTTATTCCCCTTGATGAAATCCAAAGAACCAAAGAGTCATTACCCGAAAAAATCTTTAGACAAGAATTTTTAGCATCTTGGGAATCTTTTGATGGTCAGATATTCTCAGATTTAGATAAGAGACACTTACTGGATGATGACGATTTACCGACAAAATTTGACCAAGTATATATCGGAGTGGACTGGGGAGATGTGAATCCTGCCCTAGTAGTGGTGGGAAGACGGGGAGCCGCTTATTTTGTGATTGATTGTTGGGAAAATCCCAACCCTAAAGCGGCCATTGAACAACGAGTCCACAATGAGAAAGCCATTGAGTTAGCCAGAACGCATGGTGTCAACCGTGGATATGCTGACCCGTCACAACCGGGAAGAATTTTAACCATGAGAAAAGCGGGTGTTCCCAAGTTAATGGAGGGCTATAATAGGGTATCAGAAGGTAATGGGGTGGTTAACACTTTATTACACCAAGATAAACTTTTTATTGCCAAATCCTGTAAAAGGGTTTTTGAGGACATGACTGCATATCACCGAGAGTCTAAAGAAGGGAATGTTACCGAGAAAGTGGCTGAAGGGCAAAGAGACCATTTTTGCGATGCTTTACGTTACGTTTTGGCTACTTTGGAGCATCGGAATATTGAGAATATCATCGATAGTATGGGTGCAAATACCCTAATACCCAGTGTCCCCCAAGATGATAGTCTCTACGGAAATTATAATTCTGGCTATTAAGGGGCGAGGG